AAGTGTAATGAATGAGGGTAAGGAGGTTGAATTATTTAATGACCAGTGGAGAACCGCAGGTACTACTCAAAAAGTAGCAAGTTATTTTGGTAAAGATATCAGAGATTGTTTGCAGAGTAAAGCTAAAAAATAACTCCAAAACTATGTTTCATTTGTAATTTAATATTTATTTATGAATAAGAATTACAAAGAAGGATAGATGAAGACACAGTTACTTTGCACGTTTACAACAAAAGAAGAGTTACAAAACACTCTACAACAAATTAGAGAAATATATCATATAGTTTACAACTATATTTATATTCTACAAAACAAATCCAATTTAGAGGAATTGTTTATTACATACAACATAGATACAGCTTTTCAACCGGCAACTCCGTTAGAAAACACTATATTAATACATAGAAAAAAGGAATCTAATACCTTATACACAATTAATGCTCTTAACGAATTAGTTAAAGAGGAGAATGGTGGGGTATTGAACTCCAATTTTGTAATTGATTGGCCTAAGTTTAAGAATTCAATCATATTAACAAACGCAACCGGAACTAAAAAGATACAAACTCGTGTTTTTGAGGTAATATCATTTGGTGAGGAAAAAGAAGAAGTTACAACCACTAATTAAACAATATTTAAGAAATGTTATTAAAAAGAGGCGATAATAACGAAGATGTTAAGAAGTTACAAGCCAAATTGGGTTTAGAACCAATTGGTAACTTCGGTCCTAAAACGGAAGATGCTGTAAAAGCATGGCAAGCAAAGAATGGTTTAACTGCCGATGGTATTGTTGGACCTAATACTTGGAACAAAATTATGGGAGTTACCCAAATTCCAAAACCAGTAGCACAACCAACCGCTACTGTACCTGCACCACAACCTGTTTCATCTACACCGGTGGTAAGTGTAGCTGGATTGAATTTGGCAAAATTAAAAGGTCATATTCCTGATAATGTAATTGCAATGATTCCTGATACTGCTGCAAAGTTCGGTATCAATACACCGTTAAGATTAGCACACTTCTTAGCACAATGTGGACACGAAAGTGGAGGATTCCGTGCAACGCAAGAAAACCTAAACTATTCTGCAAAAGGTTTGATGGGTATATTCAAAAAGTACTTCCCAACTTCAGCATTAGCAGCAGCTTACGAAAGAAAGCCGGAAAAGATTGCAAATAGAGTATATGGTGGTAGAATGGGTAACGGACCTGAAAGTAGTGGAGAGGGATACAAATTCAGAGGAAGAGGATATATCCAATTGACTGGAAAAGAAAATTATACTGCATTTGGTAAATCAATTGGTGAAGATATGACAGTTAATCAGGATAAAGTAGCTGGTCCATATGCATTATTATCAGCAGCTTGGTTTTTTTCTAAAAATGGATTACATAAGATGGCAGATGAAGGAAGTTCGGATGCAGTTGTAACAAAGATTACTAAAAGAGTAAACGGAGGTACAATTGGTTTGGCAGACAGAATCAAACACTTCAAAGAATACTATCACTTATTAGCATAAAAAAAGGGAGGATTTATTCCTCCTTTTTTATTTCACAATATTTATAGTATATAATAAATATATTTTCAATGATTAGATTATCAAAGTTAGTAACGGAGGCAGATGATAAAAATTTTAGTAATCCTGCGTTAAATAAAAAGATAAAATACAAAAACTCCAAAGGTGAAGATACCGAAGGTATTGTTGGTAATTTGTTAAGATTACCCAAAGATAGTGCAGGTAGAATTGCTGCTGAAAAAACACTTCCAAAGGATGGGACACCAGAAAGAAAAGCAATAAACAAATCATTGGGTAGTGAAAAAGATGGAAAATCAGTACCATCAATTAATAATACTAAAAAAGGTGGTGATGAAAAAACACCGCAATCTGAAAAACCATCCTCAAACGAACCATCACCACAAGTAAAAGCTCAATTATTTACAGCAGACCCTGCTATGGCAGCTAGAATGGATACAGAAAAAGAAACACAAGCTAAAATAGCAGCTCATTCATCAGGTAGTGATGATGAAGCTGGTTTAAGAAAAAATGTAAAAACCGCAGTAACAAAACCAAAAGTGTATGTTAGAGCAATTAAAGATGGTATCAAAGATTGGGCGGAAGAAGAAAAAGCATTTTTTAAAGAAAAAGTACATAAAGGTGATACACCAGAAAGAAGAAGTTGGGGTAAGGCATTAAAAGATAAAGCAGTCGGTGCTTACCATGCTCTTAAAAAAGGGTTTAAACACGAAGTTCATACATTTAAAGATGCTGCAACAGGAATTGCAATGTGGAAAGATGGTATTGATATGACCGAACCACAAAAGAAAGCAGTAAAAAGTGTTGCTAAAAAGTTTGCATTAGGGGTTGTACTTGGTGTTGTGACAGGTGGATTGGGAGCTGGTGCTGGTGCATTTGCCGCAAAGTGTGTTAGTGGATTCATTCCGCATGTTGTTGAAGAAACTATTATAGCTGGGGTTGGTAAGGCAGCATTATTTGCTGGTGATACTGATAGTGATGAAGAAAAGGCAATGGAGCAATTTCTTTCAGTAATAGCCGATAATATAGAAAAAATGGATATACCCAATGAAATAATAGCAAAAGCAGTTGAAGAATATAATGCAGAAAAGAAAGGTGATACTATAACACAAAACGAAGCTAGGTTGGCAGTTAATCAACTCCAACAATTAGTAAAAGAATCAATCATACGATAAACAAAAGGGAGAACGAAAGTTTTCCCTTTTTTGTTTGGATTTGTAACAAATTATTAGTATCTTTGTTACAATTATATGAAAAATATCTGCATAAAAAAAAGTTTAAAAAAACATTTGGTATTATCAAATATTCTTCGTATCTTTGTAAGAACGTTATATTTATATAGGACGTCGGTGTAGGACAGACACCAAAATAAAACCATAAATCATAAACTCTTAAAACTCAAAAAAATGGCTATTAATTTAGATGCTATCAGAGGCAGACTGAACAAACTGCAATCAACCACATCGAAGAAAGTAGAATTGTGGAAACCAGCACCGGGCAAACATCAAATCCGATTAGTCCCATATAAGTTCAACGAAGAAAATCCTTTTATCGAACTTTATTTTCATTACAACATTAACAACAAATCTTATTTATCTCCAATGTCATTTGGCAGACCTGACCCAATTGTTGAGTTCGCTGACAAATTAAAGCGTATGGGTGATAAGGAAGATTGGAAAGCAGCGAAAAAGATGGAGCCAAAACTTCGTACATTCGTACCTGTATTGGTAAGAGGTGAAGAAGGAGAAGGTGTTCGTTTTTGGGGATTTGGTAAGACTGTTTACCAAGAAATCTTAGGATATATGGCTGACCCAGATTACGGCGATATTACTGACCCAACAACTGGTAGAGATATCACTGTTGAGATTGTATCGGCTGAAGATAGTGGTACATCATACCCTGTTACAACAATCAGAGTAAAACCAAAAGAAACACCATTGGTAGAATCAGCGGAGGAAACTAAGAAATTCCTTACAAGCCAAATGGAAATCACAGACCTTTATCAAGAATTAACTTATTCAGAGTTGAAAAGTGTGTTAGAGGGATGGTTAAACCCATCTGCAACCGGTGATGATGAATTAGAAACATCAGTATCGGCTCAAACATTATCTTCAACGGCATCACCTGCGGAATCGGTAATTCCAACACCAACACCGAAAGTGGAGGCAGTAACGGAAGCACCAGCACCAACTAAGAAATTAGATGATGTAACATCTGCATTTGATGACCTTTTCAACAACTAAAATAAGTTATTATGGCAAAAAAGGAAATTGAGTTAGCAGATATACTTGCTGAAACTCTAAACAAACAATCTAAAGACCAGAAAGTGGCATTCTTTTTGGATTCGGATGAAGCACCTACAAATGTAGAAGGTTGGGTATCAACTGGAGCATCATTGTTGGATGTGGCTATCTCAAATCGCCCTTATGGTGGATTGCCTGTTGGTAGAATTACCGAAGTTACTGGGTTGGAGCAGAGTGGTAAATCGCTCTTATCCGCCCACCTTCTTGCCGAAACGCAAAAGTTAGGTGGATTGGCAGTATTAATTGATACTGAAAATGCAGTAAGTGCGGAGTTCTTAAACGCAATTGGAGTAGATGTATCTAAAATGCTTTATGTAGCAGCTGAAACTGTGGAAGAGTGTTTTGAGTACACCGAAACGATTATCGAAAAAGTGAGAGTTGCATCAAAGGATAAGTATGTAACTATCGTAGTGGATTCAGTAGCAGCAGCATCAACTAAAAAGGAGATGGATGCTGATTACGATAAAGACGGATACGCTACCGATAAGGCAATCATTATCTCAAAAGCAATGCGTAAAATCACTAACTTAATTGGTAGACAGAAAATCACTTTGGTTTTCACAAATCAATTAAGACAGAAGATGAACGCTATGCCATTCTCTGACCCGTGGACAACTTCTGGTGGTAAAGCAATCGCTTTTCATGCTTCGGTTCGTTTACGATTGAAGGGTATGGGTACAATTAAAGCAAAAGACAAGAATGGAAATGACCAAATTGTGGGAATTAAAGTTCGTTGTCAGGTTGTAAAGAATCGTATGGGCCCACCATTACGAACGGCGGATTTTGATATCTTCTTTGATAGAGGTATTGATAACTACGGAGCTTGGTTGGGTAGTATGAAAGACAATAGCTTACTTAAACAATCTGGTGCTTGGTACACTTATGTGGACACTGATACCGGTGAGGAAATTAAGTTCCAATCAAAGGATTTTCCTGAATTATTGGAAACTAATCAATCAGTTAAAGACCAAATCTACAAACGTATTTGTGAGGCAACCATCTTACAATACAAAAAGGGTAGTACAATCGATTCAGATGAACTATTTGTAGATTCGGAAGTTATTGGAGATTAATTAACTAATATGTTACAAACAAAATGAAAGAACTTTACAAAAAATTACTCAATGAAGTAGAAACGGAACACGACTCAAACTCTCAAAGAGTGAGAAATAGTAGAGTTCTTATCATTGATGGACTAAATACCTTCATCCGTAGTTGGACAACCAATCCTACAATGAATGAGGATGGTGACCATACGGGTGGAGTTATTGGTTCATTGAAATCAATAGGGTTTGGCATTCGCCAATTTAACCCTACAAGAGTTATCCTTACTTTTGATGGTAAGGGTGGTTCTAATGGTAGAAAAAAGATTTATGAGGGGTATAAATCTGAAAGAGGTAAGAATCGTTTCAGAGTTAATAGACAATACCCCGAAATGATGACCCAAGAAGATGAGCAGGTATCTATGAAACGCCAATTCGTTTGGTTAGTGGATATATTAGATAGTTTGCCTGTTACAACAATGGTGTATGATGGTATCGAAGCAGATGATGTTATCGGACACATCACTACACAACTATTGGGTGAGGATGAAGAGTGTGTAATCGTATCTACTGATAAGGATTTCCTACAATTGGTAAATGATAAGGTCACAATCTATTCTCCAACTAAAAAGAAAAAATATGATAGGAAAGCGGTATTTGAAGAGTATGGCTTATATCCACAAAATCTACTTCTATTCAGAACGTTGGATGGGGATAATTCGGATAATATTCCGGGTGTAAAGGGGTGTGGATTAAAGACAGTACTAAAAAGATTCCCAGAGTTAAGTGAAGATAGAAAGATAGAATTTGATGAGTTTTTTGATATTGCGGAAACTAAAATCAAAGAATCTAAATTATATTCTGATATTGTAGCTAATAAAGATGTTATTTTAAGAAATCAACAATTAATGCAATTAGCCGAACCTATAATTTCCACTAACGAAAAGATGAAAATTTTAGATAGGTTTAGAGAACCAAATAAGAAGTTTGAAAAGATGGAGTTCTTTAAGGTAGGCGCTAAATACAAAATCCTACAAAATTGGAGTGATATTAACGATTGGTTAAAATCAACATTTTCAAACATTATAGTTAAATAAAAATAAATGGCAGAAGCATTAGATACATTATCTAAATACGGTCAATCGTTTCAATCAAAAGTAATATCTGTATTATTGACGGATGCTAAACTTTTGGATTCGTTAAGTGATATTATACATAAGAAGTTTTTTGAATCGGAAGCTAATAAATGGATAGTTGAAACAATTAAAGATTATTTTGATGAGTTTAAGAAAGAACCTACATTGGATGTATTCAAATCAGAAATATCCAAAGTAGATAATCCATCTTTACAAAAAACCATAATCGAGCAACTTAAAGTAGTTTATACCCAAGTTGGACAAGATGATACGGATTATGTAAAGAAGGAGTTCTCATCATTTTGTATCAATCAGAATCTAAAAGAGGTAATTATACAATCGGTAGATTTACTCAAAGCGGGTAATTACGATAGGATTAAGGATTTAGTAGATAAGGCAATGAAAGTTGGTATTGAAACCGATTTGGGACATGATTATCTATTGGATTACATAGCTCGTATTGAGGATGAGAAAAGAGATACCATTGCTACTCCGTGGGAGGTTATTACCGAATTAATGAACGGAGGTTTAGGACCGGGTGAGTTAGGGGTTGTAGTGGCACCTTCTGGGGTTGGTAAGACTTGGGTTCTTGCAGCAATCGGAGCGGCTGCAGTTAAAGCAGGTAAGAGTGTTGTTCACTACTCATTGGAACTATCCGAAAACTATGTAGGTGAGAGATACGATACAATCTTTACTAGTATCCCATCTGCGGATTTGGTTGATAATAGAGATTTAGTACATAGAAAAATAAAATCATTAGCAGGTAAGTTATTGATTAAGTATTTCCCACCAAAGGGTGTATCATCCAAAAAGATTGAAGCTCACATTGAAAAGATGACAGCAGCTGGTAATAAACCCGATTTAATCATTGTAGATTATGCCGATTTACTACTATCACACTCAAATAAGAATGATAGTACATATGGGGAGCAAGGTGGTGTGTATATTGAATTGAGAGGAATGGGTGGTGAGTTAGGTATTCCAATTTGGACAGCATCACAAACAAATAGAAGTGGTATAGATTCAGAGGTTATTGAAGCTGATAAGATTGCAGATTCATACGCTAAAGTAATGAATGCAGATTTTATTATGAGTGTTAGTAGAAAATCAAAGGATAAACTAAACAATACTGCTAGGGTTCACGTTATGAAAAATCGTTTTGGTATGGATGGTATCACATTCCCAACTAAAATGGATACTAATAAAGGAATAATTGAAGTATTTGATGCAAATTCAGCAGATGGGATATTAGCACGGAAAGAAAGTAATAGTGGAGCTGAAGAAGAAAGGCAATTATTACACAAAAAATATATGGATACTATGCCGTTGGGTGGGGCAGTAAAGCCGGTATCTGGACTAGGATAAGATATATAAAAATATAAAAATAAAAAGTTAAAAAAACATGCAATTTTTTGTATGAGAAGTTAAGATTGGTTGTATTTATTAAAACCTAAAGCATACAAAAAGATAATTACATATGAGCAATTTATTTACAGAAAGAATAGCGTACAAACCATTTGAATATCCAGACTATTACACCGAAGGGTGGTTGAAGCAAATGCAGGCATTTTGGTTACATACCGAAATCCCAATGCAAGGAGATGTTAAAGACTGGAATGAAAATTTAACAAAAGAAGAAAAACATTTAGTAGGAAATATTCTATTGGGTTTTGCCCAAACTGAATGTGCGGTTTCCGATTATTGGACGGGGATGGTAACTAAATGGTTTCCAAAACACGAAATTAAACAAATGGCAATGGCGTTTGGTTCGCAAGAAACAATACATTCGGTTGCATATTCGTATTTGAATGAAACTTTAGGATTGGATGATTTTGCAGGTTTTATGCACGATGATGTTATGAAGGAGAGATTTGAATTATTAACAAATACAACCGCAGATTGGACTCCTACTGATTTACAAACAAATCACAAAGCTAGAGTTGAGGTTGCTCGTTCACTTGCTATTTTTTCGGCATTTGCTGAAGGTGTAGCACTATACTCATCATTTGCAGTTCTATATTCATTCCAAATGAGAAACCTATTAAAAGGAATTGGACAACAAATGAAGTGGAGTGTTAGAGATGAATCCCTACATTCAAAGATG